AAATTTTTTAATCAACCACCTGCTATGGAGGAAGTTCAAGACAAGAACAATCAGGTGGTTGAATATAAAAATAATAATCAATCTGAGAATCAAAACAACCTTACACAAAATTATTATAAAAATATTATTAGAGGTAAAACAAAATCGTGGATAGATGTATATGTATTAAATAAACTTGGACAGGTAGAAGATGGTAAACCTGTTTATGAAGCATTTAGGCAAGATGTACACGTAGCTAAAGGAGAACTAGCTATTGCTGAATCATTACCTATTTATGTAGGAATAGATTTTGGATTAACACCTGCTTGTGTATTTGCACAAAAAATAAGAACAAGATGGATAGTGTTAGAAGAACTTGTAGCTGAAGATATGGGTATAGTTAAGTTTTCTGATTTAATGAAACAATCTATGGCAAAGTACTACCCTAGACCTTTTTATATATTTGGCGATCCTGCCGGTGATCATAGAGTACAAACAGATGAAAGTACACCATTTCAAATACTTAGAGGAAAAGGTATTACTGCCCGACCTGCACCTAGTAATGATGTTACATTACGATTAGAAAGTGTAAATGCTACATTAACAAGAATGGTTGATGGTGAGTCTGGTATTCTCATAGATAAAAGTTGTAATAATTTGATTAGAGGATTTGCAGGAGGATACCACTATAGACGACTACAAGTATCGGGGGAACGCTATGATGAACGCCCAAATAAGAATAGATTTTCACACATACACGACGCACTTCAATATTTATTATTAGGTGCAGGAGAAGGTAGGTCGTTGACGATTGGCACGAAATATAGTAAACCTATAATAGCGAAACGTAATTTTGATGTTTTTAGTGGTAAACCTAAAGACATATATGAAAGAAGGAGGTAACTATGTGCGGAGGCGGAGGAGGATACAGACCACCACCACCACCACCACCTAGCCCTTATGAAAAAACTCTACGTCAGCAACGAGCAGAAGCTAGACGAACAGAGTTAGCCGAAAAAGCAAAACTCAAAGATGAACAATATCAAGAGAGTGTTGCAGGTTTAGCAGGTAAGAGAGGTAGACGATCTTTATTATCTGGTAGAAAAGGCGGTCAGGGATTTATGGTGCGTGCTGATTTGCAAACTAGACCAACTCTAGGGGTATAATGGTTGTAGATGTTAAACCACAAGCTGTAGTTGATTTAACTCAATCTAAAGTTAATCAACTATTAGCTCGTTATCGTAAAGCTAAAGGTATTAAAGACCAATGGATTCCTATATTTGAGGATTGCTATGAATATGCTTTACCGCAAAGAGAATCATTTTATTCTGAAAGTATAGCTAAACGCAGAAGTGAAAGAATTTTTGATGAAACGGCTGTTGTCGGTGTACAAGAATTTGCTTCTCGTTTACAATCTGGTATTGTACCAAACTATGCAAGATGGGCAGATTTTGTATCGGGATCTGAAATTCCTAAAGGTGAACAAAAAGAAATAAATGAAACACTAGATAGTGTAACAGAATACGTATTTGAAATACTACAAAACTCTAATTTTTCACAAGAGGTACACGAAACATTTTTAGATTGCGCAGTAGGTACAGGCGTTCTATTAGTTGAGGAAGGTGATGCTGTACAACCGGTTAAATTTAGATCCATTCCTTTACCACACGTTTTATTAGATGCAGGGCACGACGATAAGATAGACCACATATTTAGAGAACGTTTTGTTAAATATAAACAATTATTAATAGCATTTCCTAATGCCATAATACCTGAAAGAATGAAAGAAGATATGATGAAGAATCCAGATAAGGATTGTAAAATCATTGAAGCTGTTTATAGAAATTACGATAATACAAAAGAAGAAGAATATACATACTGTGTAATTTCAGAAATGTATCAAGCAGAATTACTAACAAAAACATTTAAAGGTATAGGTTCTAATCCCTTTATTGTTTATAGATGGAGTAAATGTGCAGGAGAAGTATATGGTAGAGGCCCACTTCAACTAGCTTTGCCTGCAATTAAAACAGCTAACTTAGTTATTGAATTAATATTAGAAAATGCTCAAATGGCAATATCCGGTATGTATCAAGTAGAAGATGATGGTGTTATTAATGTTGATAATATTCAATTAATTCCGGGAACAATTATACCAAAAGCTGTAGGCAGTACAGGTTTAACTCCTGTTCAACCTGCAGGAAACTTTCAAGTATCTGATTTAGTGTTACGAGATATGAGAACAAATATTAAAAAAGCATTGTACAATGATATGTTAGGCACACCAAATGAAAAAACACCTATGTCAGCTACAGAAGTAGCAGAACGTATGGCAGACCTATCTCGTCAAATAGGTGCGGCGTTTGGTAGATTACAAGCAGAATTAGTTAATCCTGTATTACAGCGTGTTGTATATATTCTTAAAAAACAAGGCAGAATTAAAATACCTGTTATTAATGGTAGGGAAATAAAAATTAGATCATCTTCGCCATTAGCACAAGCACAGCAACAACAAGATGTAGCTACTGTAGATAGATTTGTAAGTTTATTGCAAGCACGACTAGGCCCTCAGTTAGCCAATGTTCTCGTTAAACAAAATGATTTAGCTAAATTTATAGCTAGAAAACTAGGTGTACCTGAAGAACTTATTAGGTCTGATGATGAAATGCAACAAGCGGCAATGCAAATACAACAAATGATGCAGGCAGGACAGCAAGCCGGACTATCTGGAAAAGATATGTTAGACGCCGCAACTAGAACAGGTTGATTTCTTTTTTACAGGTGATATAAATATAGTATGAAAACAAAGCCCAATCGTATAATTGGTTTGGACAACTTTGAGAGAAATCCACAAGAAGAAGAACAAATCAATACATTATTTGAAAGTGTTTTTAAAAAAGAAAATGCACAAGCTGTTCTTTCTTATTTACGTCAAATAACTATTGAATCTGTAGCAGGGTCAGAAATATCTGATTCGTCATTACGCCATCTTGAAGGACAACGATATATTGTTGGACTTATTCAAAGACGATTTAATAAAGGGCAAAGTCAACGCATAGTAAAGGAGAAACAAGATGTCAGATAATGCTGAAGAAATACAAGAACCCGTACCTGAAAATATTACACAAGACCCTCAACCAGAACCTGCACCAATAGAAGGAGATGTTCCACGTGAAACAATTACAAATAACAGACCAGAGAATGTGCCTGAAAAATTTTGGAACGCAGAAACAGGTGAGATACGCACAGATGAATTATTAAAATCAAATGAGCATTTAGAGAAGTTTGTTGGAGGAAAAAAAGACGAACTACGTGATGAGATTATAGATGAACTATCGGAAGAGGCAATATCCGAAGCACCTGATGAATATGCAATGCCTGCATTACCAGAAGGTATTACCGAAGAAGATGTTGCAGAAAATCCAATGTATTCTTGGTGGGTAGATCATTGTGCAGAAAATGCCTATACACAAGAAATGTTTGAAGATGGTGTTAATAAATATATTAATTCATATCAAGAAGCACAAACGAATTTAGATGGTGAAATAGAAAAATTAGGTGAAAATGCAAATGCTCGTTTAGATGCAGTAGATAGTTTTACATCTTCATATTTTTCACCAGATCAATATGAGTATATATCAGCAACTTTAGGTCAAACTGCAGAAGGTATTGAAGTGCTTGAAAGAATTATGGATATGAATAAGCAATCAATTTCTACAGTACAAACTGAACCTATGAATAAAATGACGCTTGAAGATGTAAGGTCTATGATGAAAGATCCACGATATTTTGATCCTAAAGAAAGAGATGAGTCATTTGTTAAACGTGTAGATGATGCATTTGCCCGATTGTATAGATAATGTATATGGACATATCTATACCTGAAGATGCCTTTAGGTTAGCACCAAATCTACGTCAGTTAGATAAATATGAATTAGCATTAATGGGTCGTGATCCGTTGTGGTCATTATTATACCCATTTAGAGCCAACAGACCTAATACTCATACATTTACTGTTTTTAATGCTAAAGATATACCTATAGCTATGTGGGGTGTATGTCCAATGTATAAATCACCTACTAAAGGTGCGGCGTGGTGGTTATCTACTGATGAGCCATTTAAGTCTTGGCACTATTTACGCAATCAAAAAAGAGCATTTGAATGGGTTGCAAGTCATTATAAATTTGTTTTTAACTTTGCTACAGCAGAACAAAAACAATCACTTCGGTGGGTACAATATATGGGATTTACAATTTCTGATAAGGAGGTACTTGTCAAGAACGTAAAAATGAAGTATTTTTATATAGAACCGAAAGGTTTTAATGGTGAACCCATAGATGATGTGTGTGGCCCACGTTG